CCGAAAGGCGGCCCAGGGCGCAGTGCAGCATGTCACTATCCCTCGCGGGATAGTATCATGACTATTGTCATGGGACCATATTTGGTCTCCGGCCCTGAAGAGGGAGGTGATGTTATACAGCACCGGGAACGGCTTATACCGTATACCGGGTCTGTGAACGGGTCTGTCATGACTACCTATGGTAGTTATGAACCCGAGGATCATTTGTTCTTCCGCACTAATGATGTGGCGGCGAATGATCCTTACATCCCCTACTGGCTTCAGGGGTATCAGTTCACTGATACAGAAAGTCATCCTGAATGGAATAAGCGCGATAAGCGCGTATTCCATGGGGATTTGGGTGGCCCGTTCCACACCAGGAAGTATAATTGGCATAGTGATAATACACATGCCGATTTCTCCCATATGGTGCGGAGCGAGTTTAACACCGCGTATCCAAATGGTAGGTATTGGACCGAGGCTAGATACCAAGGTCCTTACTTTCCTATGGCTCCGTCGCGTATGGACTGGCCCATTCTTCCCGAGCCCGATTATAATCGGCTCGATGAGTTTGGTGCCACTGCCATCGCTCGGTGTTCACCCTCTAATCCTGCCGCCGATCTAACCACAACTGTTGGTGAGTTCCTCGGTGAAGGCATTCCTGCCCTCATCGGTGGAACCCTCCAGAAATGGAGGGGTCTCTCTGACCGCGACCGCCGAAAGGCGATTGGGGAAGAGTATCTCAACCTTGAGTTTGGTTGGAAACCGTTGATCAATGATCTCCTTGCTATTAGCAAGGCGATCGTCACAGCCGATCTGATTTTTAATCAGTATCGTCGTGATTCTGGTCGACTGGTTAGGCGGTCGTATGACTTCCCGGATGATGTTCATCACGACATCAAGCAGGTTGATTCGGATACCAGTCCTTACTGGTCTCCGGGCAACTCGCTTTTGTTGGACGTGCCGAACATCAACAAGGGTAAGGTTTACCGTGAGGAAACCCTCACAGTACGTAGGTGGTTTCGTGGCGCGTTTACCTATTACGTTCCGCCGGCTGATAGCCTTAGGAATGCAATGGCACTCGCTGCGATCCAAGCCCGAAAGGTGCTTGGACTATCACTTACGCCAGACACTGTCTGGAACCTAGCTCCTTGGAGCTGGGCTATCGATTGGTTCAGCAATTCAGGCGACGTTTTGTCGAACTGGACTGACTGGGCTATCGATAACCAGGTGTTGGCCTACGGTTATATGATGGAGCATTCGCTCCAGACATATACGTGGACGTTCCTTGGCCCCAATGGTATTTGGGGTGCAGGGAATCCTTACCCGTTCACCAAGACTTGTGAAGTCAGGGTGAGAAGGAAGGCAACACCGTATGGTTTCGGCTTGACCTGGGACGATTTCTCGGCCCGGCAGAAAGCCATCATTGCTGCGCTCGGTTTGAGCCGATCGCGGTGATGGACGTGCTGCCAGCGTTTAAACGCCAATGGGGGTCTAACCGGGCCCCTAGGAGTGATGCTCATGTCATTCACCGACCCGCTTTCCATCACCATCTCTGGAACCACTACGCCGCTCCCACGCGTAAGCGTTGGGGACGATCGCAGTGAGTACCAGTCCGGTGACGGACTCATCCTCTTGTCTGCCTCCCATGACTATGGGAAGCGGACGAGGCGAGTTCTGCGGATCGACACTTCGAAGTTGACTTCCGATCCGTTCAAGCCTGCGGAGAACGTGAAGGTTTCCATGTCAAACTACATGGTCTTCGACACGCCTCCCGCTCGCTATACGGCGGCGGAAGTGCTCGCCGTTTACCAGGGCCTCAAAACCCTGTTTACGGCCTCTTCGGACGCGATGATCATCAAGCTACTCGGTGGCGAGTCCTAAGAGAGTCCGCCCGCTACTTTCAGCGGTGCGGGTGGTTCTCTAGGACCCGAAGCCACATACGAGGCTTGGTGTCATCTTGTCATCAGATCGTACTGATGCACCTTCGCGTGAAGACGCGAGGGACCCATCACGTCCTCCTCGAGGTTCTCTCGGGAGGCGGAGCAGTGACCTTGATCCTCGAGTTACTTTCTCCAAGAAATTCTTGGTGATTGTTCTCGCGGTAGTCAATGCTGCGTACCTGATAAGTGATACCTTCCTCAACGCCTCGAATGGCTGTTGAGTGAAGGAGTGAACTCAGCTCTTCTAGCTGGAACGCTAGGAGCTGTCTGAGCTAGACGACAGAGCTAGGGATTGTCCACCTCTGATAAGGAGGGAACATGAAAAGCCTGACGTCACTCTGGTCCTGTGTAGCTAATGAAATGGCTACACGATGCTGCACCAGCGCCACACACGACATAACTACTGTCGTGCGTCGGACTGAACACGAGGGGTTGTCGTTTCTAGCGATAACCCTGGCGGACTATGGAAAAGTCATCCAAAAATGGCTTGACCAAGGTCACGTCGTCCCTTCCGATTGTTCTTCGTTTAAGAAGAGCCATCGTACTGGGCTCCCTGCATTTCTGCAAGGTTTCCTTGGACGTGTGTTCGATCCTAGTAGCGGTGTGCTATTGGAGAACCCTGACATCGAGACAATCTATGCTCTTCGTCAACTAACGTTGATGTTTAGCAAGATCGCCCTCCCGGAGACTTCCAGTAATGGAGGATCTCACCAGGTTGTAACACCTGGACGCGAGAGGCGAGCGATGTCGGAGTTCATTCAATGTGAGCAGGAAGTGAAGTTCTCTGATTCTATCCTTGATCCTTCCTTTTTGGAAGATTTTTCGGATATGTCAGAGGTGCTTTTTGGCGATATGTTTGACTGGGCAGAAAATATTCTGTCCCGTCAACTTCTCGTTCCGAAGCACGGTCCAGGCACTGTCGCTGATCGCCTTACCAGTAATGGTAAATATGATCAGCGTACCTGGCCCATCCGTCTTCAGTCCGTTTTTCGGGCTGATGACTACTTGGTTCCTAACAACCATTACAATGGTTGTTGGACGCCTCGCTTTCATGGCGAGTCGGCCGCCCTTCATTGTTACAATGAAGGTGGTTCCAAGGTTCACTTCCTCGAACCTGGGTCTGAGATACCCGTTAGGGTTATCGCAGTCCCTAAAACGCTCAAGACACCTCGTATCATCGCCATCGAGCCGACCAGCATGCAATATATGCAGCAGGCACTCTTTGGCTTGATCCGTGATGGTATCGAAAGGGATGACTTCCTTTCGCCCATTATCGGAATTTCTGACCAAGAACCTAACAGGGTTCTTGCTCGTCAGGGGTCCCTCAGTGGGGATCTCGCTACACTCGATCTGAGTGAAGCTTCCGATCGTGTCTCGAATCAGCATGTACTTGCCCTCTTTGCTAAACATCCTCTTTTGTCAGAGGCTGTCCAAGCGACGAGGTCAAGGAAGGCTGACGTTCATGGTTATGGCGTTCAACGCCTAGCCAAGTTCGCGTCTATGGGTTCGGCCCTCTGCTTTCCCGTTGAGGCAATGGTCTTTGCGACCATTATCTTCCTCGGGATAAGTCGAGAGTCTAGTACCCCGCTTGGCGACCGTAAGCACATTAAATGCTTCGGTCGCTCGGTGCGTGTCTTTGGGGACGATCTCATCGTTCCCAGAGACTATGTGCTGTCCGTTGTTGATGAACTCCATACTTTTGGGTATAGAGTTAACATCAGCAAGTCTTTCTGGACCGGAAGGTTCAGAGAGTCTTGCGGACGGGAGTTCTACGATGGCCATGACGTTTCAATCGTCAAGGTCAGACGGGGTCTCCCGACACAACGGCAGGACGCAACTGGAGTAATCGCCACGGTATCTCTCAGAAACCAGCTCTATTGGGCTGGCCAATGGAAGGCCGCGGCGTGGTTGGATTCCTATCTCGTGAAGTTGCTAAAGCACTTCCCGAACGTAGCTCCAACCTCACCAGTGTTGGGCAGGGAGTCAGTGCTGGGTTATCAATTCCAGTCACTGGATCCATACACGCATAGCCCCCTTGTCAAGGGCTACTTTGTGCATGCCAAACCTCCTCGAGATCCTCTCGAGGGGGGTGGTGCCCTACTCAAGTGTCTCTTGCGTACCGAAGATCCTTCTTACGGGATTATTTCCCGTATTAAGAAATTCGATCCGCGAATCGACGTTGCGAACGTTGATGATGAGCACTTGGAGCGTTCTGGACGCCCCGAGCACGTCAGCATCAAGCTCGGGCGGAGGTCGCCCTTTTAGGGGGCGGCCGCCGGTGTAGAAGCCGGCGTGGGAGAGCCGAAATGCTCTCTTTCCACCGTTGGACCACTGTTAGGTGTTCCAAGGAGTGGTTACCGGGTTCCGTAATCGGAACCCGGG